AAATTACGCGCTAAGTTAAAGCTGCTTGAAGAAAAGCGCGAAGCTTACAAAGCCTCCAATAAGAAGGCTAAGGCGGAGGGTAAAGATATTCTGCCGTCTTATGTACTTCAAAATCTTGGACAGAATATTAAGAACGTTAAAGATCGCATTGCGTTATTGGAAAAAAAGGAGAAAGAAGCAGCAGCGCATAGCGGAGAGAACGTTGTTATTTATGAATCGGATAGCTACAAACTAATAAAGAATTATGCGGAGAATAGGATTCAGTTTCTATTCAATGAAAAACCATCGGAAGAAGTACGAACTTTACTAAAGCATTGGGGGTTCAGATGGTCTCCGTCCAACGCTGCATGGCAGCGTCAGTTAAATAATGCCGGAATTTATGCATCGAAATGTATTGTTAATGTAATTAAATAGGGAGATAAAATCATGGAAATTCAGATTTTACGCAGTCCATCGGAAGAAGATTGGATTCGTTGTCTATTTCTTGCGCGGGTTACTCAAGGGAAAGAAAACATGATTTCCCCTTCGATGGAATGGCGCAGAAAAATACTGAACGCTGAACATTCTCCGATGCGAACATTAATGGTGACTGTTGTGATGTGGCAGATCCCCTATTTTGCAAGCGTCCATTTTGTCCGCCACAAAATCGGTGTCGAACATTATGTCAAGAGCCAGCGTTCAAATCCCGATCGGGGAGCCGAAAGACAAGATGCTTTGGTGAATCATGTAATGGACATGAACGTTCAGGCATTGATCAATATGAGTCGCAAACGGCTCTGCCAACGAGCGGATCCGGTAACCAGAAATATTATGGAAAATATTAAATCAGAAATTGAGAAAATAGACCCCTTGCTGGGAAGTTTTCTGGTACCCGATTGCGTCTATCGGCAGGGTTGCCATGAATTCCAATCTTGCGGTTATTTCGAAAAGAGGATAAATGGGCGTTCTCTGTGACCAGGCGATCTAATCAGAGACGAGAACGGAGCCGTTATCGGCTGCGGTAATCTGATTATCAACTAAAATCTAATCCCTGCCGGCGGGGTTACACCGGCAAGGAGAATAAAATGAGCGACAGAAACGAAATCTTACAAAAAATGTCTGAAACATATGAAGACTTAATCGAGATAAAACTTTGTCTCGGTGTTAGCAGGTCGAGTTACAAGGATGCGATTATGCAGCACAATAATTTCGATCTTGAAATATCAAGGCTGATCGACGAGCTGAAATATGGATATCCAGAGAATGAATTTGATGTTATTGGAAAGCTCAATCAGGTCTACCGTCAGGATAGAGAAATCGAAGTAAGTCTGCCAGAATTATGCAAAAATTATCAGAATAATTGTGCTCGGTTCAATGAATTAACGGAAACAATGAACAAAATCATTGAAGAGCTAAAAAGTTTCGCTGAGGAGAATGAATGAAAGATCTAAATGATTTATCAGTACATGATTTAGCGGCGGATTATAAATATCGCGGATATGATCGTTATCGTGCGTGGGATCAGTTGATTATTGATCGTGATCTTAATCCCGGGATTGATGTAAAAGACTTTTATAAGATATTTGATTCTACAGACGCTTATCCTATAAATGAATCAGGTCCCAAAAGCGATTTACATTGGACGCATTTTGATAACCTTTATGGTTGCCGATGTGAGATGATTACTCGTGATGATGGGGTGATAGAAATCAAATGGGAAAACGGGCATTACGGAAGCTATCCACCCTGTTATCCACCTGAACCCGGGCGATATAAAAAATTGGATTCGGAGGGTTGATTATGGACGCAAAAGAATACCTCTTGAAAGTAAGATCAATATGCGATGATTATCAAGATAATTTCTGTGTTGGCTGTCCGCTCGAAAATATTTTCTGCGGCGTACCAACTTATCCTGAAAATGAAGAAAACGAAATTTACCGAATAGTAAAATTTGTTGAAAGTTATGAGAAAGATAAAGAATAAACGGATAATAGGAGAAATCATGAAATTAGAAACGAATTATAACGTTGGGGATACGGTCTGGATAGAAAAGTTTGATAACGAATCTAACAATTATGTCCCAGATGAAAGAACAATAACGAGTATAGATATCCATATTAGAAATGGATCTGTAATTAATATTATATATTTTCTTGATTTCATACCAATGCAAGGGTTTGATGAATCTCAATTATTTCCTACTGAATACAAATGCCAGCTTATGTGTGATCAAAAAAATGAAGTTGAAGAGGATTAACCATGGATATCAAAACTAAATTCAATGTTGGAGATACGGTTTGGTACCAAAAATTGGATAGGGAATCTGGTATATATCTACCAGAAGAAAAAAATATAGAAGAAGAGCTTTGGGGATATTTCGATGTGACTGTGAAAGAAATTGATCTTGAAGAGCCAAAGATAATCCTCAAAACGCTTTGTGTGGAATAGGAGAAAAATAATGAAACTATTTTTAGTTTACAGGAACGATAGCGTAGACTACGACGAGTATGAATCAGCGATCGTAGTTGCAGAATCACCGGAGGAAGCGGTCGATCTGTTGAAAGAAGCGCATGGTGTGTTTAATGATAATCTTTGGGGAAACTACGACGTTACGGTAGAAGAAATAATCCCGATTGAACCTGAATCTTTGGGGAAACTACGACGTTACGGTAGAAGAAATAATCCCGATTGAACCTGAAATCATTCTTGAATCTTGGAACGAAGAATAGCCATGGAAAAGATTACACTCACTTGTCCTAAATGCCATAATCGGTTCAGAGAGCAAAAGAAGATTGCACCGGAATTATCTGATCCGATTGATATTGATCTACTCATGTACACCTGTCCGATATGCCACTATAGATTTTTTCAGAATCCAAAATCGAAATTTCAGTCTGTGGAATGCGTCGTAGATGGGATCCGATTTCAGTCACGGCTGGAGGCGAGACGTTACACGCAGCTGAAGCAGATGGAGCAGGATAGAATCATCCATAATCTTGTTTTGCAACCGAGATTCTTACTTCAAGAAAAATTCAAAGACCCTTATACAGGCAAAGTTTACCAACCGATTCATTATATTGGGGACTTTCTATATGTTGCTGATGGCTGCCAGCAGGTTTGCGAGGATGCCAAAGGATTCGCCACTGACACCTTCAGACTGAAATTCAAGTTAGTTATCTATAAATATCCAGAGATTAGATTCGTACTTCTGAAAGGGAAGGATTTCTGATGCAAAAACGCAATAAAATTAACGCTGCAGCAAGCAATTTGAGCACGGACGAGCTGATGAGCTGCTATCAGGCGGCGTACGATAAACTCGATCCGGAAGATCAGGAAATCGTCATATCCTGTGTCGACAGGCTGATGAGAATAAAAAACATGGGGATAGCATCAGCATGGGAGCTAACATCAAAATTAGGGATATTCTTGATAAGCAATAAAAACATCACATAGCGCACGGAGAAGCGCAGAATTGGACGATAATACATAGGAAGATGAATTATATAGGGTAAGGTGTTATCGTTCAAATGTAAACGTTTACACGGTGGAGAAATTTTATTCTAACTGACAAATCTCCACCGTGTTCGTTTTTTATGATAAAAACGCAATTTTGATAATTCGCAATTTTGATGTACAATGAAAGCATAACAATGTTTCACAGGAGATTACAGCCATGGAAAATAACGTCATTCTATCAGCAGTTCTACAGGGATTATTAGAATTTCTGTTACCGATCGTCGCAGTCGCAATCATCAGCGTGTTGGTATCATGGGCGAAGCTGCTTTGGCAAAAAGCAAGATTATGGAACCCCGATACCACCGATCTGCTTGAAGAAGCTGCAAAAGTTGCTGTAACTGCCGCTGAGCAGGCTGGAGCTGCAAAGTTGATCAGTGATAAAAAGGCTTATGCGATGGATATCGCTGAGCGGTGGCTTGCCGAACACGGGATTCACCTGGATATCGAGCTGATTGACGCTGCGGTTGAAGCAGCTGTTTACCGTCAGTTCAATTCTGAAAAGCCTGCTGAGGAAAAGTAGATTATGTCGCCCGAAGCCATAACCGCCATTGTAACAGGGGCGCTGGCGTTGATCGGAAGTATAACAGCGTTAGTCACATCCCGAATCAACGCTGAACACAGCGCAACAAAAATTGAGTTGGATGAGTTGCGGAGGAGGATTGACGATTTGAAACAAGAATTAGAAGAAGAGCGCAACTCCAATGACAAGCTTCGGGCGCAAATTACCGCTGCTGAGGATGCCGTTGTCACTGCCGCTGCCGAAAAGCGGGAGCTTAGGCTTCAGCTTGACACAATGAAAGAAGAAATTTATTCTCGGGATAAGCAAATAAAGCAAGATCAAAATACGATGAAAGATCAAGATGCCAAGATCAAGGAGCAAGATGCCAAGATCAAGGAGCAAGATATCAAGATCAAAGAGCAAGATGCTAAAATCAAAGCTCTTGAAAACCGCGTAAATGAGATGGAAGAGCTGCTGAAAAAACACAATATTTGTAGCGGAGGATGTGCAGATGCAACTGATTAAGCCATTCAAAGGAAATTACCCCGTTACGCAAAAATTCGGTGATACATATACCGATCCAAAAGGACACAAAGGGATCGATTATGCTTTGCCATTAGGGACGCCCGTGCTTGCAGCCGCTGACGGGATCGTTGAACGTGCCGGGGTGGATAACACTGGCTACGGAAATATGATCCTGATTCGTCATCTTTGGAACGATGGTACGGTTTATGCGCATCTTAGAAACTGGGCTGTTCAGGTTGGTCAAAAAGTAAAAGCAGGCGAGATCATTGGCTATTCCGGAAATACAGGCAATTCAACGGGACCACATTTGCATTTTGAATATCGAACTGTTTGCAATGATTATAAGTCTGCAATAGATCCGGAAATATTCATGAAAACTTCTTCGCAGAATCAAAAACCTGAACCTGTTGGAGCTGTGTCATTCGGACGGGTCAAAGTGATTGCGGATTACGTTGCAATCCGCAACTCACCTGGGATAACGGGAACTGTGCTAACCAGAGCAAAGAAAGACGACATCCTGCTTTCAACCGATACGATAAAACCTGCAGACGGTTTGAACTGGAGATTATGTTATTATCCGGTGTACGTTGCAGAAAACGACGGCTCCACGGACTTGATCGAGAAAATCGAATGAACGGCATAACTTGGAATCTAAAAACATTCAATATTTACGATCTAACAGATTACTCGAAAAATCCTCGCAGCCTGACAAAACAACAATTCGAGCAGCTGAAAAAATCGCTTGATAAATTCGGTCTTATAGACAAACCGATCATTAACGCGGATGAGAAAAACACCGTAATCGGCGGGCATCAGCGATTGCGGGTGCTTCGGGCTGAAGGACAAAAATCGGTAGAATGCTGGATTCCCTCACGAAAGCTTACTGACCGGGAAGTTGAGGAGTTGAATATTCGGCTAAACAAAAACACCGGCGACTGGGACTTCGATACCTTGGCGAACAACTTTGAAATGGGTGATCTGCTTGATTGGGGATTTACCGAAATTGATTTGGGATTGTATCCTGAAGATGAAGAAAAAAGTAGTACTGACGAACCGTCATACGAAAAGCCAAAAATGATAATCTGTCCTAATTGTGGAGCAATAATTAATCAAAACAATGGCGAATGAACTTGGCAGTAATACAACGGAAAACAGCGGCAAACGGGGAAAACCTTTTACAAAAGGTGATCCACGAATCAACCGTAAAGGACGTCCAAAATCGTTCGATGCACTCAGGGAGCTGGCGCAGGAAATTGCCCACGAGAAGGCGAAAAACTCGGACGGTAAGGTAATCGTTCATGACGGTCACGCTGTTACCGTTGCGGAAGCGATTATGCGGAAATGGGCAAGCAGCAGCAATCCGCAATTGCAAAAAGCTTTTGTCGAGATCGCATTCGGAAAGGTGCCAGATACAGTGGTTTGGGATTCGGTTGTATCTATTCAGGAAGAAAAGCACGATAGTTTGATCGACGCTATCAAAGGACTGAAGAATGGTAATTGATAGAATCAGTCCGAAACAGGGCGAGGTTTTATCTTTTATTGTTGAACCGGAGCACATGCTTATTTGTTCTGGCAGCGTTCGGAGCGGTAAAACTCTGAGTGTAGTAATCGCATTCGTGATCTGGGCAATGGAATATTTTGATAAAGCCATTTTTGCGATATGCGGGAAAACAGTCTCGTCAGCTGAACGTAATATCGTCATGCCTTTTCAGACGATCGACAATTTACCTTATTCTGTCGACTATCGACGGTCTGATCGCTTGATGAATGTTACCTGCGGGAAGAAAAGCAACCTGTTTTACATCTTTGGTGGTAAGGACGAATCGTCCTACGCACTTATTCAAGGGATCACCCTGTCCGGTGTGCTACTGGACGAAGTCGCACTGATGCCAAAATCGTTCGTTGACCAGGCGTTGGCCAGAACGCTTTCGGTTGAAAATTCAAAAATATGGTTCACCTGCAACCCCGAATCGCCTGAACACTGGTTTCACACGGATTATATTTTGGGTGAACAACCCGGGATAAAGCGCCTCCATTTCCTGATGGAAGACAACCCGATCATGGCGCCTGAGAAAATCCAACGGGCAGCGCAGATGTTCTCCGGTGTGTTCTACCAGCGATATGTTCTCGGCTTATGGGTGCGAGCTGAAGGCGTTATCTTCCGACAGTTTGCTGATGATTCTTCAAGATGGGTGGTTGATACGCTTAGCAATGACGATTTGCGAAGCATCCAATATATCACTTTTGGGATAGACTTTGGAGACGGGACGAGCCATACGATATTCGTTGCAACCGGAATCAGGCATAACGCTCGTGGTATTATTGCTTTGGACGAGTACAAGATACCGAGTAAGGGTGTCAGTCCGGACCGGATCGAAGGAGAATTTGTGACCTTTGTGCAACGAGTGATGAATGAATATCCTGGTGTTCGCTTGACCTATGCTTTTTGTGATCGACCGGAAACAATAGTCAATGGGATCAGAAATGCGGTTGAAAAAGCAAGAATACCGCTAAAAGTCGTCATGGCACAAAAAGAGGAAATCAATACCAGAATTTATGCACAGGAAAAAATGCTGAATTTGGGGTTGATAAAAATCCTTAGCAAATGTAAAATGTTGATATTTTCACTGAAGAATCAGGTTTGGGATGAGAGCAAAAAAGGCGCAGACGTTAGATTGGATAACAATCCGGACATTGCTGACGTCGCGGATGCATGGGAATATTCGTTTGAAGCGTTTATTGATGAGATAGGAGTGCGTTCATGAAACAATCTATAGTAGTTGACTATATAAATAAAACTTATGGTAAGCAGGTGAAAGTTAGCCCGATGTATCCAATTATTGAGAATTGGCGGGCATGGCTTGAAGGAAACGTAAAGGGATTTCACTCGTACTACCAAAAAATCAACTTAGCATCGAATACGAAGAAAAAGTTGTACCGACATAAAACGAACATGCTGCTGAAAGGCTCTGAAGATTGGGCGTCGATCCTGCTGAACGAAAAGACCCAAATTGTTATTGAGGATGAACCTTCGCAACGGTTTGTCATGGGGGACGATCAGATCAGCGGGGTTTTTGGCGAGAATGATTTCTGGCGTTGTGCGAACGAAAATATCGCAACGTCGAGGTGGTCCGGGACAGCAGCTTTTGAGGTCTACGTGAAGGAGATGCAGGTAACGACAGAAGAGGCTGGCATTTCTGGCAGGCTGATCGGCGGGTCTGGCATCGGAATCAACTATTTGTCAGCAGATCAGATCATCCCGATTACGTTTGACAATGGGATCCTCAGAGAAGTAGCATTTGTCAGCGATCGTAATATCGGTGGTGAAGATTTGCAGCTCGTTTCGGTTCACCTGATCGTAGACGGCGCATATGAAATCACCTCATTTTATCTGGATGAATCCGGCAAAGTAAAAAATATCGACGGATACGGCGTAACCGTCAGGACAGGATCACCGATACCATGGTTTAGCCTAATCCGCAAATCCGGCGTTAATATCTTCGACTACGATTCTCCTTTTGGGGTCTCTATAATCAGCGGGAACGAAGACGTTCTAAAAGGATTGGATTATTGCTTTGACAATTTCATCACCGACTTCAAACTCGGCAGAAAAATGGTGCTGATGGCTAAATCCATGTTTGACACGGATGATGAAGGCAATAGTATTTCTCCGCAGGAAGGGGATGCACAATTATTCATTAATGCGGGTGATAAGTTGCTAAATGGAGAGCTGTATCAAGAATACAATCCATCCTTACGTGTTCAGGAGAACTCGGACGCTCTCCAAAAGATGCTTGATTTATTCTCTTTCAAAATCGGATTCGGGACAAAGCACTATCAGTTTCAGGGTGGTACGATTCAGACCGCTACGGAATACACCGGCGAAAAACAAGACCTTGTTCAAAATGCAGCGAAAGAAATGATCTGCGTTGAAAAATCACTAAAAGAAGTCACTCGTGCTATTCTGTGGATTGGAAAAAACGTACTCGGATCAAATTGTAATCCCGACGCGAAGATTACGATCATTGCAGATGATAGCTATATCATCGATCAGGAAAGCGAGCGTAAACGTTGGCAGGAGGAGATCAAAGCAGGTATCCGACAGCGATATGAATACCGGATGAAATTCTACGGCGAGACAGAAGATGAGGCAAAGCGAAACGTGAAACCGACGATTGCTGAACTTCTTGAAGGGAAAGCGCAGGGTGTTGTATCCGATCGGGAGCTGCGTCAATATCTTTTCCCACTTGAAAGTGATGAAGAGGCTGAGCGGGCACTTGCTGAAATAAAGATGAATGAACCAACGACTGAACAACTATTAGGTGAGTGATGCTATCCGAAAATGCCTTTGAGCAGCTTCCTGCGAAAATCGAACAACGGCTGACTGCGATCAATACCGAATATCTTGAGATGATCGGCAAGCGGATAAAAGCTATCGGAACCGTGTCCGCAACAGATATTCACCGGTTGAATCAGATGCGGGAGTTTGGATCCGATGTTGATGCGATCATCAAAAAGCTTGCTGACGCTGCTGATAAAAACGTTGACGAAATAAATCGGATATTCGAATATGTTGCAAAAGACGGTTACACTGACGCCGAGATTTTCTACAAAGCGACAAAAACGCCATATGTACCATACTCAAAGAATACCATACTAAGAGACTATGTTTCAGCCATCGCAAAACAAACGGCGAACTCGTATAAGAATCTCTCCAATACGACAGCTATCTGTTTTAGAGTGAAAAATCTGCAGGGTGAAACGATTTACAGGGGCTTAGCAGAAACGTATAAAGAAGTGATCGATAAAGCGATTTATGAAGCGTCGATGGGATTGACTGATTATAAATCAGCTATGCGATCAACCTTGAAAGAGCTGGCTGATAGCGGGATTCGGGTGGTAGATTACGAAAGCGGATATTCAAGACGGATGGATAGTGCAGTTCGACAAAACATCCTTGATGGTATTCGTGAAGTTAATCAGGGCGTCCAACAGAAAATAGGAAAAGAGATCAAATCGGACGGCGTAGAAATATCAGCGCATTTTAACCCAGCTCCAGATCACGCACCCTATCAAGGGCGACAATACACTCATGAAGAATTTCAACAATTGAACGATGTTCTTACCAGAAGAATTGGCACGCTGAATTGTATGCATTATACCCATGAGATTATTCTTGGAATCTCGCAGTCTGCTTACAGTGAAAAAGAGCTGCAAGATATTTTAGAAAAATCAAAAACGAAGAAAGTATTTGACGGTAAAGAATACACGCCGTACGAAGCAACGCAATTGCAGCGAAAAATAGAAACTGCTATACGGGCAGCGAAAGATCTGGCAGCTATTGCAAAAGCATCCGGGGACGATTTGCTCAGACGACAGGAGCAGGCAAGGATTACCCAGTTGAAAAATAAATACAAGGAGTTGAGTGATACATTAGATTTACCGGTTAGGACTGAGCGCATGGTTGCTTTGCGATAAAAAATGATGTATAATCAAGATATACATTTGCTTACAAATAGCCGACGGGCAGAAAACGGATAGAGGATACAATGACAGACGAAATCAAATCAACTGCTGAAGAGCAGGATAAAACGCTAAGTGCGGATACCGAAAAATCATCTACTGCGGCAGAGCAGGAAAAAACATTCACACAGGCTGAACTCGATCGAATCATTAGTGAGAGGATTGCACGAGAGCGCAAGAACCTCCCAGATGAAGCTGACTTGAAAGCCTTCAAAGAATGGAAAAAAGCACAGCAAACAGAGGCTGAAAAAACTGCTGAACGTGAGAAAAAATACGCTGAGATTGAAGCGAAGGCTGAAACGATCCGGCGTGAAAATCTCGCGTTGAAAGCTGGGGTGAATATCGACGATGTAGACTACGTGCTTTTCAAAGTTGGCAAGATGGACGGGGATTTCGAAGCAAATCTCCAAACGTTTCTTGCTGAGAATGAAAAGTTCGCTACACCGAAAACGACAAAGGTTGAGGGTGCCACGCACGAAAGATCGAAAGGTGCTTCGATGGATGGCGTTGAAGCCGCTTTCTTGAAAAAGAACCCTGACCTAAAGATTAATTTATGAGAGGTGAATAATGGCGACTTACACGCATACAAGACAGGACAGATATTCAAGTCTTGTTTTAGCAAAATTACGGCAAGAACTTGTTTTAAAAGATGGAATCGTTTTTAACAACGATTACGAGGGAAGTCCCACGGCTGGAGCGGTGAAAGTCCCTGTAAGGGACACTGAAGTCGTTGCTGGAGACTACGCACCGGCAAGCGGCATTAATTTATCATCTGGATCGACCACATACAAAACAATTACGATCAACAGAGATAAAGCGGTCAACGAAATTATAGACGGGTATGAAGCTGACTCTGTCCCTGACAATTTGGTTGCGGATCGCTTGGATTCAGCGGCTTTCTCTTTGGCAGAGAGTATTGATACTGACGGGGCGAGTGTTTTGCTCGCTGGTGGAACGAAGGACAACTTCTCTTTGATTACCAAAGATAACGCATACTCCGCCATGGTCGATCTACGAACACGGATGAGCAAGGCAAAAGTTCCGAATGACGGCAGACGCTACGCTCTGGTTACTCCGGACTTTTTCGCACTGCTTTTGAAGTCTCCTGAGTTTATTTCATCCTCGAATCTCGGAGACGCGGTAAAGCAATCCGGGGCGATCGGGAGCATCGCAGGTTTCAACCTTTATGAGTGGAACGATTCAACAGCGAATCTTCGCTGCATCGCTGGGCATCCTCGTTTTGCAACTCGGGTGAACGAGTGGAAAGTCCCTGTTTCGTTGAATCCGCTGAGCAACGTGTATATTGGAGCATCCGCTGTTCAGGGTCGAATGGTTTATGCTCATGACGTTTTGCGAGCAGCGGCTATCCGGATCTTGTTCTCGCCGGCTGCACTGGAAGTTACCCTTTCGAAAAGCTCTACTACTGGAAAAACAACGATCACAGTTACAGGATCCGGGACTTATAAATATCGTATCAATCCGGCTACGAGGGTTGTGTACGATCAATCGGATAGCGGGTTTACAGCGAGCTCTACTGATCCGGCGGTTTCTGTTGGTGACGTGATTGAAGTAGCTGAATTTTCATCCGGCAAAGCGGTTGCGGTTGGATATGTAACCGTAACTGCAGATGTGATTAAATAGCATTAGCTGGCGGAAAGGCGGTTTTAGATGTATCTACTTTACTCAGAGTATGTCGCATACGGTGGAAATCTATCTGAAGCCGCCTTTAACCGTGTTGAATTTAAGGCAAGAAAAATAGTTGATCAAAAAACATTCGGCAGACTGATTAACGCAACTGTAATCAGTGAACCAGTCAAGCGTCTGATGTTTGAGCTTGTAAATACAATCAGAAATTTGGACACGGAAGGCATTGATTACCAGCCACTTGTAGCATCCGAATCGAATGATGGCTACTCGATCAGTTTTCATTCTGGATCAATTATGACAATAGAGCAAAAACAGAAAATTATTTCTAATATGATCGACGAATATCTTGCGGACGAAGTCGATTCTAATGGCACGCCGCTATTATATTGTGGAGCACTATGAGCGTCTTCAAAAGAGCGGTTTGGAACGAGACGATCACCTTATATAACCGATATCAGACTTTGGTATCAGGGAAAACGACCACAAAATGGAATCGGACGGTTCTGAGCGACTGTTTCTTTGGGCATCAAAAGAATCAGGTTGTTGACGGTCTAACGATCGTTTCAAGCAATACTTTTATTGTTCGGATCCCTGCCAACTCAGCTTATCTTTCTCCGGAAGCATATTATGCTTTGGCTACAAAAACCGGAAAGTTCACGGTAAACAAAGGCGATATTATAGTCCGTGGAAGCGTAACGGATACCTTAGCGGATAACGATTCTGGATCGGCTTTATTGACGAAATACTTTGGCAGAGCGTTCAAGGTTAATCGTGCGGTTGACAATTCGAAATTGACTTACACGGGTCATTACATGGCGAGCGAGGAATAATGGTACAACATGATTACAGCGTAAAAAAAGGTGAAACATTCGATCGGACATTATTTTTCACCGCATTGGATGGGTCTATCATCGATCTAACCGGTAGAACAGCTAAATGCGAAATCAGAGAAAACTCCGATGCCTTGGAGGTTGTAGCAGAGGTTGAATGTACCATCGATCCGGAAGCAGGGTCAATAAAACTTCTCATACCTGCGGAAGAAACAGCTTTGATTCCAACCGGACGCTATGTATATGATTTGAAAACTACTGATGTTAGCGGAATAACACGCTATTACATCGGCGGTTATTTTGATGTTCTGCCGTCTGTGACGAAATAAGAAGGAGGTGTGACATAGAAGAAAACATCATCATCCGAGAAGAAAACATCATCATCCGAGAAGAAAATCATCAATTCATGATTGAAACTGGACTGCAGGGGCCGAAAGGCGATAAGGGCGATCAAGGAGAAGCCGCTACTATCCAGGTAGGAACTGTAACAACTGGAACGCCTGGCACTGATGCACAGGTAATCAATTCTGGTACTGAGAATGAAGCTATTTTTGATTTTACGATCCCTGCTGGTGATAAGGGTGATCAAGGAGAACCCGGGATTCAGGGGGCAAAAGGCGACAAAGGTGATCCTGGAGAACCTGGTATTCAAGGCCAAAAAGGTGATAAGGGTGATCCTGGTGAACCCGGGATTCAGGGGGCAAAAGGCGACAAAGGCGATCCTGGAGAACCCGGGATTCAAGGCCAAAAAGGGGATAAGGGTGATCCTGGTGAACCCGGGATTCAAGGCCAAAAAGGGGATAAGGGTGATCAAGGAGAACCCGGGATTCAGGGGGCAAAAGGCGACAAAGGCGATCCTGGAGAACCCGGGATTCAGGGGGCAAAAGGCGACAAAGGTGATCCTGAAGAACCCGGGATTCAAGGCC